CTGACACGCAGGCATTGCAGTGGCCGCGCACTGGTGTTCGCAAGCCTGATACCTACATCAACACTTATGCGGTTGGTTTTCCGTTCAGGATCACCACAGATTATTTCACCGACACGGAAATCCCAGATCAAGTAAAAAAGGCACAGGCCGTGCTTGCTGTTTACTTGAACAACAACAAGGATGGTCTTGGTCTGAGTGGCCTTGACGATTACAAAAATGTCAAGATCGGTAGTCTTGATGTTACGCCTAATCAGTTTGGCGCAGTTGGTGCGGATCGTATCCCACCAATGGTTGAGCGGTATCTGATTGGCCTTAGAATCAGTGGACCAGGCAACATTGCTGTCAAACGGAGCTGATTATGGGCTATTCGTATCCCGGCGCTGAATATATCAGCGACACTGCAGCCCATACCGGCAGGTTTGGCAAGGTTGTCGCGCTTGAGGATTCTGTGGTGGCCACGCTGGTTGCTGAAGACATCACCGGCAATGCCTTGACCGCTGTCGTGCTTAAAGCCGATTGTGAGATCTGCGGCGTGATTACTAGCGTCACGTTGACTAGCGGTTCTGTTATCGCTTACAGGCTCTGATTATGGCTCATAACAGCGTTACAATTGATCCGGCTTATAGCATTGGCGCGGATTTCGTCAACAATACGACGGCACGCACTGGTCGTTGGAATCGCATCACTGTATTGAAAGGCAACACAAGCTTTAGTGCTATTACGGCTGAAAACTGGACAGGTAACAGTATTGTCGGTGAAGGCTTGCCTGCTGGATTTGAGATCCAAGGCGTATTTACTGCCTTTACCTTGAACAATGGCGGCGCTGTTGTCGCTTACAAAATCTGATTATGGCTAAGTCACACGGCGGCGCAAGTGCAGTTGACTGGTCAGTAGGTGCGGAGGTCATCAACGACACGGCAACGCATACTGGCAAGTTTATGCACATTGATTTTTATGAAAACAGCACGATCGACGCAATTGTCAGTACGAATGTGATTGATAACAATTTTACGGGTGCAAGCGTTGATCAAGGTGCGCATTTGACGGGTTACTTCACAAGCATTAGGCTTCAGAATGGAGCTTGTATCGCGTATCGAATCTAATGGCACTTGCTGGATCGCTTCAAAAAGTTGCAAAGAAGGTCATTGGCAAGTTTGGTGGAACCGTGACTTTTCGCCTAATCACGCGCGGATCCTATGACACAACCACAGGTGAGATTAGCTCTACAACGTCAACAAGCAGCATTAAAGGCGTGCTTGATGCTGTAAAAGCCGCTGAAGTAAATGAGCTTGTTCAAGCAAGCGATAAAAAGTTGACGGTAGCTGCATTAGATTTAAGCAGCGCACCTGACACCAAGGATGAAGTTGAGATTAGCGGCGTGCGGTATCAGATTGTCGAGGTTGGCACGATTGAACAGGATAACACTGCAATCGTTTACGACTTGTTTTTAAGAGGCTGATCATGGCGCGGATTGTTCCAATTGGAGACATTGCCAATTTTTTTGATCAGCAAATAGATCAGCTTGTGCGTGCAGTGACGCTTGAAGCCGAAGGTCGATTAAAAGAAGAAACGCCTGTTGACACTGGAAGACTGCGCGGCAATTGGCAAACAAAAATTGAACCAAAGCTAGGTACGATTAGCAATAATCTTCCATATGCTGAGCCCGTTATGTATGGCACAAATTTGCCTCCATCATGGGGCGGCAAATATCGTACACGGCAAGGCACAAGGCCAGGCTTTCCTGAATTAATTGCTAAAGAGCTTGAAGCCTATGCACGGGCAGAATATGAGCGTATTAAACGGAAGAGCTGATGGCTGCTGCTGATTTAAACGCTATTCGAGCCATTGTTGAAGCACGTTTTCTTGGGGCGTTTGTTTCCGACCCAATCGTTGCGCAGAATAGCGATTTAATCGTCACTCAGTCGGGTTTAATTTTAGTGGTGCAAAGTTCTGATTCAGACATCGCAACAGTATTTGCCAATAATGATTATTCACCAACTGCTCAAACTTCATGGGTTCAATGTATAACTGATTTTTCTGCTGGAGAGCATTTGACGATGGGTTTAAGCTCGTCAAATCCCGCCACGGAGCTTAACGGCAGAATTACGATTAACATCTTTACGCCACAGGGAAGCGGACCTGGCGCAAATTATTCTTTAGGCGATCAAGTGTGTCGGGCTTACACAAGGCGAATTGACAATCAAGTCTTTTTTGCACCTGTTTCTGGACCAAGCCCAGTATCTCCGTCTAATCCAGCTGGTTTCTTTCAGACGCAAATTTCTGTAGACTTTAAATATGTGGAGCAGCTCTGACAATGGCAATAACCAGCCTAAATCAAATTAGATCAATTATTGAAAGCAGACTTGCACTTGAGCTTGCGGAGTCACCGGCGATTCCTGTTGTATTTCACAACATGGATTATGAACCTGCAGTTAATTCTTCATGGGTTCAGTGTTTAGTCAACTTTGGACAGAACGAATATTTGAGCCAAGGCTTGACAGTTGATTCTCGAAATCGCATCGTAGGCTTATTGCTGTTGAACATTTTCACCCCACAAGGCGAAGGCCCTGGTGCCAACTATGTGATAGCTAAGCGTGTGCGAGACCTTTACAATAGAGTCATCGTGTCGGAGGTTTACTTCGATGCAGCCAACGGCCCATCAGTATTGGCTACGCCTGTACCCGAGGGTTATTTTCAAACTCAGGTCCGTGTGACCTTTGAATTTATCGAGGAACTCTGACCATGGCCACCATTCGAGGTGAACAAGGCTCCGTCCAATTTGATGCCGCAGGAACAACTAATGCCACTGTCGTTGGCACTCGCAGTTGGAGCCTGACCACTACGAAAGAAACGCTCGACACTTCAGTGCATGGCGACACTTTCCGTAGTTTTGTCGGCAGCATGATTTCCGGCAGCGGTACTGTCGAGCTGGTTTACGATCCTGATGCAACCGGCCAAGCTGGTTTTCTTGAGGATGTGTTGACCACGGCAGATCCTGCAGACGCAACCTTTGAGCTGTTTACGACTGGTAGCGTTTCCGGTACTGATTCGATCAGTTTTGCTGGCATCATTACCGACATGGAGATTAGCTCCAATGTTGGTGATCTTGTGGTTGTCAGCTGCAGCTTCATTACTAGTGGAACTATTACAGGCAACCTTGAATAATTAAGGATGCTGGACTAAGCTTTGGGGCATCATGCTTTGTCGTTGAATGCCAGCTCCTAAATCTCGCACAGTCGATTTGCTGGTTGAGGCGTTTGACCTTAACCAGCGTCGCAAATTTGAGCTTAAGAACGCAGCAGGCGAAGTCGTAATTGAGCTGTATTTTAAGCCGATTACCCGAGCTGATCGCAAGAAAGCGCAGACGATGGCGCAAAGCGAAGAAGCTTTGGACATTAGCACTTATATGCTTTGCCAGATGGCGGAGCTAAAGGATGGTGAAAAAGCTTTTGCTATGGCGGATGCACCCAAGCTGCAGCGACAGCTACCTGAGTCAGTGTTAAATGAGGTTGAGTTGTTTTTGTTTGGCCTTGGTGGTGAAGAAAGCCTGAAGGAAGCAAAAAACGATTAGAGCAGGACAGTTGGCTCTTTTTTGAGTTTCATCTGGCCTGCGAGCTTGGCATGACAGTAAGCAAGCTCCGCACCGAACTTACGGATGCGGAGTTTGTGCATTTTGCTGCTTACTACGAGTTGAAGGGTGAACGTGAGAAGGATGCGATGGACCGCGCTAAACGTGGTCATCGATAAACTGAACGTATTGCAGAGCGTGTCGTGGCAGTATCCAACGTTGAGCTTAGGGTTGATGCCAAAAGCGCTGTAGCGCAGCTTAATCGAGCATCTGCTGCGACGAATAAACTTGATAATGCCGTTCGCAATATGAACGGCGAATTGAAAGATAGCAGGAGCAAATTTGCCGCGTCTGGAAATGCAGCAAGGCAAGCAAGTAATAATTTCGGCAATTTAGCTGGAAAGCTCGCAAAAGCAGCTGTGGCGTATGCGTCATTTGCTGCAGCGCAATCTGCTGTCAGAGCTGGTATTCAACGGATTGAATCTGAAAGAAGGATCAACTTTTTAGCAAAAGGCTATGGAGAAGTTGAAAAGCTTTCAAAAGCAGCTGCAGATGCTTCAGTTCGTTTTGGTCAAAGTCAAACAACAGCTAACAAGGCATTGGCAGGCGTCTATGCACGATTAAGACCTGTTGGCGTTTCTCTTGAAGATATTGTTAGCACGTATAACGGTTTTAATACAGCCGCAAGAATAAGTGGCGCGACTGCCGTTGAGGCAGAAAACGCTTTCACACAACTTGCGCAGGCGCTTGGTTCAGGAGCTTTGCGCGGTGATGAGTTTAATAGCATTTCAGAACAGGTTCCGGGAATCCTTACTGCAATCTCAAAAGAAACTGGAGTCGCTCAAGGCAAGCTAAGAGCTTATGCGGCAGATGGAATGATTACGGCTGATGTCGTCATTAGAGCCCTGAAAAGAATTGAAACCGAAGGGGCCGCACAGCTTGAAGAAGCTTTGGGGGGTCCTTCTCAGGCTATTGCTGATTTCCAAAATGCGGCTGAAGATGTTCAAGTTGCCTTGACTCGGGACATTGTGCCACAAATGGCAGAAGTTTTTAAAGGATTGGCTGAGCTTATTGTCAACCTCGAAGGTCCAATTCGTTTTATTGGCAACGTTGCCGCAGGCACGTTGAATCAAATTAACAGCTTAATCATTGCGGCCACTCAGCCGGGAGCGGCGTCGGCTCGTAGAGATATTCAATCGGGATTGTTGCCGTTAAATGTTGCAGGTGCTGAAGAGCTTTTCAGAGGAACTGGGCCTGGCGGAAAAGGTCTTAGCGGAATGCGTGAGCAGTCTACGTTGCTTGGAAAGCTTCGTGGCCAAGATAGAAAAAAAGTGCTTTTGCAGTTAATGCAAGATCGACTTGCGGCAATGGACGCTGCAAATCAAGTTGAAGCGCCATTACTTGCTGCGCCTGATATTAAGTCTTTGTCGTTGGATGGTAAAGGGAAAAGCCGAGGAGCCAAAGCAGCAAAAGAACGTCTTGATATGTCTGAAGCAATGTTTGCTTTAGAGCAAAGACGACAATCACTAGCCTTTAGCAATAATGAATTGTTGAAAAT